ATGGCAAAGAGGATATTTTCCTCGAGATAATAAAGTATCACAATCGGATATAGGAGTAATAACAACGGGACAGCCTCCACCTACGCCGTCTGAGGAACCTGGGGAACTAAGCCAGGCAGTAAGAAGAGGATTTGTGGATCCAGAAACGAATGTTCCATATGGAGCATAATTAAAAGGAATATAATATGAATTTACCTAAAATTGAATTGCCGACTCATGAATTTGAAATGCCGTCATCTGGCAAAAAGATAAGATTTAGACCATTTCTCGTAAAAGAACAAAAAATTCTTTTGATGGCTCTAGAAGCAGGAAAAGAAAATGATATAATGAATGCAATCAAGCAGATCATTACAAATTGCGTAGTTGAAAAAAATTTTGATGTAAATGAAATGTCGTCTTTTGACATGGAATATTTTTTCATTCATTTGAGAGCAAGATCAATTGGTGAAAAAGTGCAATTAAATTTTAAATGTAAAAATATTGTTGATGATAAAGAATGCGGAAACAATATGCAAATGGAACATGACATACTATCAGCAACCATTGAGAAACCATCAAATCACAACAAGACAATATTCTTTTCCAATGACGTTGGTGTATCAATGAAATATCCTTCCATGAAAATGGCTGAAAGCTTGATTTTGAAGACCAAGGCAAAATCAAAGAACTTTTCAGAAACAGAAATGGCCTTAGACATGATCGTTGATTGCGTTGATTATTTTTTCAAAGGAGAAGAAATCTATTACATTAATGAAATGAGTCGTGAAGAAGTAAAAGAATATATTGAAAATATACCAAAAGCCAGTCTAGATCAAATTGAAACATTTTTTCAAACTATGCCATCAATTAAATCTATAATTGAACATAAATGCGAAAAATGCGGTTTTGATCACAAGATTCCACTGGAGGGAATGATAAATTTTTTCGAATAAGCCTTGGTCATGAGTCTTTGATGAATTATTACAATACAAACTTTGCCATGATGCAACACCACAAATACAGTTTAACAGAACTTGAAAACATGATGCCTTGGGAAAGAGATGTTTACATAGTCATGTTAGTACAATACATAGAAAAAGAAAATGAACGAATAAAACAACAAATGGCAAATAAAAGAAGATAAAAAAATGGAAGCAGTAAAAACACACCAAGGCAAAACATATGCTTTTGATGCAACAGCACAGGGAAAAGGACTTTGGAAACAAGTTACCAAAGCAGGTAAACTGGGAAAAATTGCATCTAAAGATTTGCAACAGCGTTGGGGAAATCCTAACGACTCTGGCCCATTGTATAATCAATCATCACAAATAGAATCAGATCAGTCAAATGTGATGAAATTTGGTGGAATGATAAAAGAAAAAACACCAACACCAGAAAGATTAAAAACATTTAGAAGAATGTTAACTGATCCCAATGAAACCGTTGGTTCAGCAGCTGTCAAGGGCATAAAGCAAAGACTAAGACCAGAAATACTTGTTAAAAATCTATTTGGTAAAACCGCAGGATTAATGGCAGCAAAAGGTCTTGGTGTTTCTTCGGAAAGAATGGAAGCGGTTGATAAAGGATTTTCCGATGCACCGACTGGATTTACCGGAAAAGTAAAAGGAGGATCAGCCGAAGCACCAAAAGAAATTGGTAAAGAACTAAAATTAATACGAATGACAAGTCAACAAACATATAATCAAATAAAAGAAATTAATGACTATTTCAAAGCAAAAGCAAAAAAAGAAGATATTGAAGGAGACAAAAGAGCATTACCAACAAAACCAATGTCATCATCAACAGGGGGTGCCGCAGCTGCAGCACCAGCTGCAGCACCAGCTGCAGCTGGAGGTGGATTTCTTGATAGCATTAGCGGTGCTTACCGGAAAAGTAAAAGGAGGATCAGCCGAAGCACCAAAGGGACTTTTGATAGCATTAAGAGCAAGTTTGGCGGTGCAGGAGGTGGATTTCTTGATAGCATTAAGAGCATGTTTGGCGGTGCAAGAGGATTTTCTCTTGCAGGTGCAAGAGGATTTTCTCTTGCAGCAATTGGTACAACCATTTTTAGTGTATTGACAAAAGTTCTCAAAAAAGCAGTAACAAAGATTCCTATTGTTGGTCCACTAATTCTTGCTGCCTTTGGTTTAAAAGATGCTTATGACGAGCATGTTAAAAGTGGAGATTTTGGTTCGGCTGTTGGTGCATTTTTTGAATCCGTTGCTGGTACCTTGACTTTCGGTCTATCAACTTCCCTATTGGGTGAAGGTGGAATAAAAAACTTTGTTAAAGGAATTGTTGATGATACTACAGAAATGTTCAAAAAGTTCTTTGATAGTGCAATAGAATGGCTTGATGAGTATATCATAACACCCGCTGGAGAAATGTGGGAAAAAATAAAAACTGCAATAGGTGAATTTAGTTTAAGCGAAACAATAACAACAATAAGTGAAAAAATAAGTTCCGCATTTGAAAGCATCAAGTCCTGGTTTAGTGAAAATATTATAACACCAGCATCAAACATGTGGGAAAAAATAAAAGAATCAATTCCTGAATTTAGTGTTAGCGAAATCATTGATACTCTAAAGACAAAATTTGGAAATGCTGTTACAAATGTAAAAGATTTTATTACTGGAAATTTAATAGATCCGATAATTAGTATTCCTGGAAAAATTGTTGGTACTTTAAAATCAATAGTTGCTAGTTTGTTTGAAAAAATAGCTAACTTTGAGCTTAAACTTCCAGAATTTACATTAAAAAATCCTGTAACGAAAACTGAGTATAAACTAGGTGGTCAATCATTCAAACCATTCGCAGGTCTTTTACCTGGGTTTGTTAAAGAAGAAGATAAGGGCCCTCCCCCCGGCGGGGGAGGCGGCGGGGGATCCCCGCCGCAAGGTGGTTCTGTTAATGTAGAAGATAAGGGCCCTCCCCCCGGCGAGGGGGGCGGCGGGGGAGGCGGCGGGGGATCCCCGCCGCAAGGTGGTTCTGTTAATGTAGAAGAAGTAGAAAAAGAAGCGTTAAAAAATTTAAAAGACGCGCAAGATCAAACAAAAAGTTATGAAATGGAGGATACCTCTCTGGGATCAGATCTGACAGAGGAACAATTAGATCGCATCTTCGGCCCCCGCCGCACAAATGTTCCTTCTACAGAACCAGCAGAGCCCCAACCAGTCACAGCAGTTCCTATTCAACCAGTTCCTGCAGGAACTGATCTTAGAAATCTTCCTCCTACAGGATTACCCGTTCCACAACCAAGAGCAACAGGTCAAGTAATACAACAATCCGCAGAACAATTAGCAGCAACTCAAAACAATGCACAAACACCAGCACAACCAATAATTGTAAATAATACAACAAATAACAGTAGTGGTGGCGGAGGTGGCTCACAATCTCAACCCACTGCATCATTGAGAAATGATGAACCAACAATATTAAGAGTGCAAATGGAAAATGCTATAATGGCATATTAATATATAATAATAAAAAAAGAGGGGAGCTTTCACTCCCCTCTTTCGCTCAATCCTCGCGAGCAAGCTTCTCAAACAACTTCATGTCATCATCGTCATCATCAGATTCGCGATTCTTGATAGACTTTCCACCAAAGCTACGTTCAGCTGCTTGAACCGCAGCCTCATCGTCTGCTCTATTTCTAGAAGCCGAAGCCAAACCATCAAGACCAAGAACACGATTCATCTTAGTCTTTAGTTCGTCATAACTCTTGAAGTTCTTAGGATTCAAAAACTCTTTAAGAGAATATTCAGACTTCCAAATATTTTCAAGCTTTGCGTCTTCACCACCATGAAGTGCTGAAGGCTTCTCAAACTCTGACTTATCGTAGTTTGGATAACCCTCAAACTTGCGAACCTTCAACTTGAAGTTTGCACCAGCCCAGAAATCAAATGGATTGACTGCTTTCTCGTCTTCAAATTGAGGATTCATGGCTTCGGTGATCTTATCAAAGATTTTCTTACCAAACTTAAACAAGAAGATCTTATCTTCGTTATCAGGATTCTTAGGATCGCTAACAACAAGAATATTTGAAATATACTTCAAACGACGCTTCTGTTTGCGAGCAATTTCCTTGTTAGCCTCAATACCAGAATTCCAAAGAACCGAATTATGTTCCGATACTGGATCTTTTTGATTTAAAGTTGTCAAAGAATTTTCAATATACCAACCGCCAGGACCTTGAAAGCCATGATCAAAGATGCGAACCCAAGGAAGAGAATCATCACCATCAGCTGCTGGTGCAGGAAGAAAGCGAATAGTTGCAAATCCATTACCTGCCTTATCAAGTTCAGGTTTCCAAAAACGAGTATCATCTAAAGAATTTGTTGCAGGTGCGTTGAGCTTCTCTAACTCACGTGCCAGCTTATCAATTGAACCACTGGACTTTTTAAGTGCTGCAAATGTAGACATTGTATTTCCTTTCATATGCGTTGTATGTTTCGTATTTTATCTTGTTCACATGATACATGATAATCACTATTATATATCATGTGTTGAATTGAAGTCAAGAACAAAGTTCATCTTTTATTACTTTCTTCATTGTCTCCAAATCAACCTTCTGCAAAACAAATGGAGTATACTTCTCCAACTTGAATGCAAACCCAGGCCATATGATCTCATCCTTGATACGACGATTCCACATGGGTAAAAAGTTTATGACGCCATTTATGATGACAAGTGTTTCCAATGAAATATTATCTTGCATCACCATCGTCAATAGCGGAGGATAAGAATCGCCGGGATCAAGAATCCTATCCACAGAATTATCATGTTCATGACACCAATCCATAATCTTTTTCAAGTCTTGCCTAAAGTTATATGTTAATGCTTGAAATCTTTTTTGATATTGAGTTAGTATATCTTCGGCCTCAGGCTCTAAAAGTTTCATGGACCAAAGAGAGTCATTCTTTAATATATTAGACAACGTCAAATCTATGAATGAGTTGCGATCATAGTTCTTAGCCAATCTATAAAAGACAAATCTATCTTTTCTTGCAAGAAAAGCTTTATCCGTTATTTTAACACGCCCACCACTCTTAAAATAATTGAAACTTTTACGAGTAAAATGAAGCTTGATGGAATAAAACAACTTATATGCTTCAAAAGCCACAATCTTCATATGGGAAGAGTATTACTTCTTGGAAGTAAATTTAGCTGAGACGCATCGTGTGCAATCTTTGCTTTTAGAGACTGATTAATGAGATTGGTTATAGATTCTATCTCTAATGAATTGACCTCACAAAAATGAGTAATTGCATCAATATAGTTTAAATCTTTTTCTTTCACAATGCTTTCAATACTTTTGGCAAATGAGAGCATTTCATCTTTTGTTGGCATTTTATATCTTTCTAAAGCGATAAAAAATATGATCGTCAATACGAACGGTGCGTTCAATCTTTTTCCATCTTGACCATTTAGGCTTTACATAATGTGCATGAAAAAATGTTGCGCCATAAGTAACGTCTTCAATATCATTATATTCTGAAAGTAATTCATTTGCAAGTGCTAAAGACTCCGCCCATGCAAATTTTTCATTTGCATTTTGTAATGCGTTTAGATTTTTCTTTGCTTTGTCCCCACAAACCCAAGAAAATTGACAGCCCTGAAAAACAACTTTACATACTGTATCACGCCATATACCTGAATTAACACGATTCATGACAACATAGCCCACAGCAACTTTGCCATCAAGAGACTGATTACGAGCTTCCCAATATATTGCTTTTGCCAGACATTCTCGTTCTTGAGGATCAACGTAGAACATTTTAGGTTCTGGCTCAACTTCTTTTGGAGCAATCGCTAAAAGCACATGCTCATACTCATAGATTTTTTCAATCTCTGGTATTGGTACTTGTGCATGTGCTTTTAGCGCAGTATCATAAGGATACTGTCTTGCAGCAACAATGCCAATGAGTAGGAGAACTCCTATCATTAGTGTCTTGTACATTAGTCGCGTGTCGCCAAGTAGCTGACATAATTTGGAGTGCCATACTGTCCATAAGACAGCTTGTACACATCACGATGCTTCTTTGATCTTTTCAAATCAACCGAACGCAGATTCTTGAACGTGCATTCGTTATCGGTTGCATAAGAAAGGGGTTTCATGACATAACAAGAAACTTCACTCATCGGTACCTCCTACGATTGATGAAAGTGGTGGAATTCTGTTGCCAGGTTTCCACCGAACCCCGTTCAGGCTGCTAGAGCCATCTCAGATGCGTAATTATCGTTTGCATCTATTTTTTGGACAAATTTGCGGTCGTTCCTTACCGATTGCCTCCTACAACCTTTACACATCTGTCGATACCTTACATCCCCATTAGTGGATACAATGCTCATCACCTTTATCGCGACTATTGTGTGATGGGTTGCACTTTGTTCGCGTGTGCCATGCAACTAGCTCCTCACATTGTACCCGCTGGTGGAGATGCCGGCATTGAAGCCGGGTCCAGCCTGCTTATTACGTCGTCATCAACAGCAATTTCTATAGTATAGTTTATTATTTAGGGATTGTCAAACTTTTTATTGTTTTATTTTGATAAATAATCAATGCGTATTTTGTATCAACTTCTATCACTTCTGCCCTCTCCCATGTTTCTAATGGGATTTCTTTATAGTATCTACTCTATGACATCTACAAATCATTGTGTGCATCATAGTTTGGAAATGACCGTAATGTGGTTTGTAATGTTTATAGCACACCTTGTGCCTTGGCTTTTATTCTGGCAACAAAGAAACTTTACCAGGAATTGAAAAGCAACAATGATAAGCACCTTGTAGTACAGCCCACGATTCCCAATAAAAACATTCTAATAAATCTTGGCGATCTGCCGGGCACCACACTAAATCTTTAATATGTATTTTTCCTTTTGGACCTTGTATAACCACACTACAATTGTATTCGCCTGTTGTTTCAAGTAAAATAAGTTTATCACTCATTTTACAAATACATCATTAATCTGTCTATTAACTTTAATAAACGTCGTACATTTACTTAATTGTTTTAATGACGAAGCACCTACATATGTGCAAGTGCTACGCAATCCACCCAGTAAATTCAGCACGGTATTAAATACCATTCCCTTAAAAGGAATATGTATTGTGCGACCTTCAGATGAACGATATTGAGCAACGCCACCATGATGCTTTTCCATAGCGGTATCGGAACTCATACCGTAGAACTGCACAAACTGTTTTTCTTTATATAATGGTGTAGTGAGAGTAATGTCAGCAATTTCATCCGACTTATAAACTTTAGTGATAACTTTACCGCCACCCTCCTCATGCCCAGCTAGCATACCACCAAGCATTACAAAGTCGGCACCAGCACCAAAAGCCTTTGCTACATCGCCGGGGCAAGTGCACCCACCATCGGCAATAATATGAGCACCAAGACCATGAGCAGCATCAGCACACTCAATGATGGCACTAAGCTGAGGATAACCAACACCAGTTTGTATACGAGTAGTGCATACACTACCAGGTCCAATTCCTACTTTAACAATGTCTGCACCACGTAATATTAATTCTTGTGTCATGTCCGCAGTAACCACATTTCCAGCAATAATTACACATTGTGAAAATGTTTCGCGCACCTTTTGTATAAAATCTCCAAATTGCTCTTGATAACCATTAGCAACATCAATGCAAATAAAACGAATCTCTGGATAAGTGTTAATGATTCTATATAATTTTTTAAAATCATTATCGCTTGTCCCTGTGCTTACTGCAAAATGATTAATGTTAACATTTGGCAATAAATCATGCAGATCTTTTTCATCATATGATTTTATCAAGCAAGTAAATAATTGATGCTCATTCAATGCCTGTGCCATTTTCAAAGTGCCGACACCATCCATGTTAGCGGCCATAATTGGCACACCAGTCCAAAATGTATTACTATGTTTAAATTTAAATGTTCTACTTAGATCTACGTTTTTACGACTACTAAGTGTACTACGCTTTGGACGAATTAATACATCCTTGAAATCTAATTTAATTTCATCTTCAATTCTCATCACTTTCACCATTCTTCATAAACAAGATATAAATTCTTTCTTATATTTTTTTAAGTCGGCTTGAATGCAACTAGGTTCAGTCTCATTGGACGCAAACAATAGTACACCAAGGTTTATTTCCTGACCAGTTCTTTCCTCAAATGCCAAAGAATACGCAGATAACTGCATGAAATATTTCTTAACCTTGTCCATACTGGAATCAACTTCAGACTTTGTCGTCTTGAAATCCATGATCGCAGGATATCCATCAAATTTTCCAATAACATCACATCGTCCAGCAAATTTATACTTATCACAATATAATTGTGCCTCAATCGCATAAATCTCATCTATACGATCAATGTATTTGCACATTTCTGCAAACATGCCTTGAACATCAGGCATATGCCCACGCATTGGTCTTTCTTCATTGAATAGATATCGTTCGCATATTTGATGAAGATTTGTACCTCTACGAGCTGCTACTTTGGAAACACGATTTGCTTCTTCTTCACCTACTCGTTTTTGCCATTCACGCAAACTTTCATTAGGCAAACGAGACAAAATAGTAGTGACGGAAGG